GAATGTGGATCATCAATAATCAATAAGTCCGCTCCACGGCCCGTGATGCTTCCGCCAACACCCGCTGCATAATATTCGCCGCCTTGATCCGTTTCCCATTTACCAGCAGCTTTAGAATCCTCTCTGAGCCTGGTGTTAAATATTTGTTTGTAGTCATCCATGTCCATAAGTGATTTTGCTTTACGACCGAATCGTACAGCGAGCTCTGCATTATTGGTTGCTTGGATAATTTTTAAATTAGGTTTATTGCCAATCATCCACGCTGGTAGGAAGTTGGATGCAAACTCAGACTTCGTGTGCCTTGGTGCCATGTTGATGATTAAGCGTTTCAAATCACCATTAGCTACACGGTTAAATTTTTCTGCCATTATCTTATGGTGCTCACCTTCTATAAAATCAGGCCACATATATTTTACGAACGTTAAGAAGTCATCGCGGATCGATTGCTCTTTTTTCTTTTCATCCAGCAGAAGCATTGTGCGTAAATATTCTTTTTTAGAATCAGAAGGTAAATTTGCTATTTGTTCTGGAGTTAGCATTTGAAAAAAATTTTGCGCAAAATTTTTGCGATTTTGTTTTGAAACATTGAAAATGAATTTAGCCCGTATCTATTTCCAAATCAAGCTATATGTATACATATAGGATCCCTATGCACAGGCTTTGGGGGTACCGGGGGGTGGCTAAAAAAACGGATGCCAGAGGGGTTGGGACCCCTGAATGGGGTTCCAACCCCGACGATAACAGAACGTATGTAGAAGCGGATGCGAACCCTGAATGGGTTCGCATCCGCTTCCTCTGGTGGTGGCGGGGGTGGGTGGGCCCATAGGTCACAAGCTACATATGGTATGGTATTTATGCAACACCTACTAGATATGGTATGGCATTTATGCAACACCACATGTTGTGTGTAATTTTTTACTTGACACAATATCCAGTATGCCCGGTCCGTGGAGCGTGGGCCGGGGGTGGGTGGGCCGCATATCACACAAGTGTGGCGGAATTATGTTCAAACATGTCTAATTTTTATACATAAATAAATAAATTAAAATAATGTTTTTATATGTGGGAAAATATGATAGTCTTTTTACATAAACAAAAAGAAAGGTAAACCATGACAAATAATTATAAAAATAGATTAGCTTCTCAAAATCCAATTGAAGAGCGAACCATTCACATGAGTGGGCCTGGCTATGCGGGTGACGTGAGAATTGCAGACATTCAATTAACTATGATGTATCAAGCTTTGAAAATTCATCCCATGAAGCTAACACGTGTACAACCGCCAGCGCTAGCATGGTGGAAACAGGTGTTTGATCTTAAGGGCAATAAAGAAAAATTAAAAGTTCAAGCATTAAAAATTATGCAAGAGCGTTTCCCAGGGAGATATTAAGAAAAAGAATTCGATGCAAAAGCAACGGATAAAACAAAAACAAAAAAAGGAGGGCCGGCGGCCCGTGATTCAATTGAATGATCTCGCTTCACGGGCAGCTGGTATTTAACATATGCAAAAATTATTAGGTATCAATACTAATTATAAGACTATCAAGAATGAAAAAGTAGGCGTTTTAACGGGCATTTTATATATGGCCCCGTATAACTTAAGCGGTAAAAATGTTTGCCCGGCAGCAAGTAAAGGTTGCGCGGCTGCATGTTTAAACACCGCGGGCCGGGGAGCCATGAACGTGGTCCAGGCTGCCAGGCTTAAAAAAACTAGGCGCTTTTTTAGTAACCGCAATATTTTTCTTTTTCAACTTTGTGATGAAATTGAAGAGCTAAGAGAAAGAGCAGCTAAAAAAGGCATGAAAGCGTCAGTCAGATTGAATGGCACGTCCGACTTGCCGTATGAAAAATATAAGATTAAAAACGGTAAAAACATAATGGAGCTATTCCCAGACGTTCAATTCTATGATTACACAAAATTAGATAATCGATTTACTAAGGGCCGGCTGCCGGCGAACTATCATTTAACGTTTAGCCGGGCCGAGGATAACGATCATAAATTAAAAGAAGTTTTAAAGCATACTAGTGCAGCCGTTGTATTTGCCGGGGAGCTGCCCAAAACGTGGCGCGGGTATCCGGTCATTGACGGCGACGAACACGACGCACGCTTCACGGACGCCGGGCCGGGGGTGATAATCGGGCTCATTGCAAAAGGTAAAGCGCGCCACGATAAAAGCGGCTTTGTTATAAATCAAAAAGGAGAATAAAAAAATGAAAGTAAATTATAACTGTGATATTTGTAAAAAAGTATATCATACAGAAACTAAACACGAAGGAATGAATGAGGTAGCTCAAAGCTATTTTGCTATATGTGATCTTGATTTTGATAAGGGTATGATTTGTCAAAATTGCTATAAGAATGATTCAGTATTAGCAAAAGAAATTAATAATTATTTAGAGGAGATATAGGGGGTAAACATGGACAGCGAAACAATTCTAGTAGTCATAGCTTTTGCTGCAGCTCTTCTGATATTTTCATTCATGGAAATATCAGGGCTGTAAAAAAAAACAATAACATAACTTAAGGGCACAAGCCACAAGCACTGGGGAGGGTGGGCCCTGGAGGGCACAAGCTTACCACAAAAATGTGGCAGAATTATGTCGCAAAAAGAAAAAAGTTCAGCGGCGCGCGTACCACGAAAATGTGTCAGAACTATGTTGTTAAGAAATAATCCTCAAGCTCGTCCCAGGATTCAAGCTTCAGGGCACAAGAATCGAGGCCATAGGTCGCAAGCTGTCGGATCGAGGTGCCTGGTGCCACAAAGATTTCATAAAGTTTAGGTGAGCGTGGATCGAGGGCCTTGGCCAAGATAAAGGTACGTGTGGGATGTTTCACGTGGAACGCAATTTGATGGGGTGAGAAGGTTATCTTATTACTTTTTGTTACCTTTAACTCGACTGTAAAAAATCCACTCTTTTCAGTATAGCCAACCAGATCAGGGAAGCCAAAAGATGCCCAAGATTCTACTCTTGTCCAAGTTATATTAGGGGTATTTTTTTTAACTTGTTGCCAAAGTTTGGATTCGTTTTTCAAAGTAATTATTCAACAAGGATAACGCACCGATACTTCTCAGCTGCATTAATTAATTTGTTCTCAACCAGCTTAATTTCTTTGATGTTGAATTCTTTTTGCATAGGACTTCTACCATCAGGTAACACCAACATGACACCAGCATTGGCACCTTCCGGGCTCTTACAAAAGTTCTGCAACAGCTGCACCACCATGCTTGTATTATAGTTTAGATAACCAGTCTTAAGTTGTTTATCTGTTGGGTTTGATAGATCAATTCTTTTCATCGTTTTTTTCCTTGTCCTCTGTATTTTTTAAAGTTTCTTCTCTTGTGTTTATTCTTTGGTCTGGACCTAATGCTTTGACCAATTGCTGTTCTTTTCTTTGGACCCGGTATGTGATCGCTGTATAGCTTACTCTTCTTTGCCAAGTGTATACTCTCCTTCTATTAGTGTTTTGTTTTCATCATAGATACGTTTCATTTTTGCCTCGAGCTCTTCAATCGACATGTCCTCAAGTTTACCTGTTCTGATTATTTTCTGTTCGATGTATAGTCCTGCTGCTTTTCCTCTTGCAACTTCTGCATTTGTAGCTGCTGAGAAAGCGCCTTTTGCCAAAGCTTCTTGGCGTATACGACCGAGTTCTGTGATGTGTTTTTCAAAAGTGATCTCGTATTTACGTTGTACTTCTTCTCTGATTTCTCCGATGTACTTAACAACAAGTGGATATTTGTTTGCATTTCTAAGTTCAGACGCGCGTACATGTGCTGACCCTTCAGCATAGCCTGCTTCCAAAGCACATTCAGTTGGTGTCTTACGTCCTTCATTGTAAACCAATAACTCCGCGAACTTCTTTTGTTGTTCAGATAATTGTTTGGGTAATCCCATGGAGGTAAATATAAGTAATTTTACTTTTGATTACAAGAGTGATTATTCTATAATTTTTTTAATTTTAAGCCTGCCCATGTCTTCATACAAAGAGGCGGTTACTTCCTTGCACTGCATGTAGATGCCTTCTTGCTCTTCTCCAATGTTGCGAGAGATAATGCGTTTCTGTTTTAAACAATCTGTGAGTCCTTCCGTAGGCACCATTTCTATTGTTGAACCGTTTTGTATCATAAGTATTGCAAATACAACTTTAATGGTTTCCATTCTTTCTTTCCTCCAGGTCTATCAATCTCTCTTCATGAAATTGTATGACCATTTCATTCTTAAGTATTAAAGGGATCTCGGCCTCCATTTGTTCTTTTAATTTTTCTACGTTTGTAGACAAGTATTCGACCAACATGTAAAGCTCCTGAACTTGTGGGCTGACCATGTTGCCTTTAGGCACACCATCTATAAAAGTGTTGGCAGCTTCTAAATCTTTCTGCATTAATTGTATAGTTGTTTCTGTTTTGTTTAGACGCTCAACAATTGTGAAGTAGCTCATTGTACCGATTGCTACGGCTGCCAGTATTGCTAATAGATTACGTGCAGGTAAAGATATAGAAGTATTATCTGATAGCTTCATTACAGAAGTGGGTTTTCTAATGACGCCTTTAGTTCTTCTATCTTTGCATCAAGAAATTTAATAGCTGCATCGTTAATTGCAATGTCCCCTTTAATTGCTTCAAGGGCTGCTGCAATAGATCTTACTGCGTCCATAGTTTCTTTATCACCCAGAACTATACGATCATGTGTATCAGTTAAATCAACAGTTTGATTAATTACAAAATCTTGTCCTTCTAGTTGTGCTATACGATTGTTGAACTCACCCCAAGCCATAAAACCTCCGCCGATGGCCCCAATAACGCCCACGAGTGCGGCGTAGCTAGCTAGTTTATTGAATATTCCTTGCATTTAATAACTCCATAAGATTTCTATATGCATCGCTAGTATTTTTCTTGTACTCTTGCATCTTTATCTGATGCTTTACTACAGGATCTGTACCTGCAATGCTTGGTTGTGCATCATATATGGTTTTGCCATAACTAGCAAGACTGGCCTGCAAGAAGAAAGCTGGGTCACCGCCAGGTAATTGACGTGTATCAAACAAAGCAGCATTTGTGTTGAAATAACTAGAAATATCAGTTTGTTTGTCTGTCATTTCACGAGATACTATTTCGTTGACTACATCCAAAGTCATACTAACTCTTTGCATCTCATTAGATACTTTAGCTTGTATAGCTTTTTCTATAGCGGCAACCTTAATATCTAGATCGACCTCCACTGGTTCACTAGATTCTGGTTCTGTTGTTTCTGCAACTTCTGTAGGCTCTGCTTCAATTGGCTCCTCGATTGCTTCTTCTTGTTCGGCAACTTCTGTTGTCGGTTCTGGTTCGTCTGCAACAACTTCTTCGCTACTGGGTTGTTCTTCAATTTGTTCATTTACTATCTCCTGTTCGACCGGCTCTTCTTGTATCTCTTCCATTGCCGGCTGTTCTTCAATTACTTCTGGTTCTTCCTGGACCATAGCAACCTCTTGTAT